GCTAAAAGTCCTAACCCTAGAACACGTAAACAAGCTAATCTTGCTAAAACTTTTAAAAAGATGAGAAAGACATAATGAGTGTTTATCTAACTCCTTTAGAAGATGATGAATTTAAAGACAGAGAAAACTTAGGGAAATGTCCTAAGTGTGGTAAAGTAGGTTGTACCTGTGATCCTGAGACTTGTGATTGCGAACCATCTAAAGATACCCTCATTAAAGATTTTGAATAAAAGAATATAGAAGTAGAATTTAATGGCTGATAGAACTTCCAGTAATGTAGAACGTAACCCCTATGCTAATCAAGGGGGAAGCGGTATGGTTGTAGATGAAGAAGAGATTGAAGTTATTCTTCCAATGGATGAAGATGAAGGACTTCAAGGTTTCTTAGAAGTTGTAGAAGAAATAACCTATGATCATAATGAAAATATAGTTGGTCAACTTGATCAAGATGATCTAGATGAGATTGCTACTAAAGTTATTGATGGATTTGAAGCGGATAAAGAAAGCCGTGGAGAATGGGAAGCTACCTTTGAAAAAGGTTTTGATCTTCTAGGTCTTAAACTTAGGGAAACCAGCGAACCATTTGAAGGTGCTTGTACTGCCGTCCATCCTCTTCTTATTGAATCAGCCGTTAAATTCCAATCCAAAGCTACTCAAGAACTTTTCCCTTCTAAAGGTCCGGTAAAGACACAGATACTTGGTAATCCTACTATTGAGAAGGATCGCCAAGCCAATCGTGTTATGAACTTCATGAACTATCAGTTAACAGACCAGATGCCTGAATACTTCAGTGAACTGGAACGTATGCTATTTAATCTTCCTGTCTTTGGTTCAGCCTTTAAGAAAACCTATTGGGATATGTCATTTGAACGTCCAATGAGTGAGTTTGTTCCTATTGATCAGTTCTATGTTTCTAACTTTGCTTCTGATCTACAGAATGCAGAGAGATATACTCATGTAGTCTATCGTTCTCCCAATGATCTTAAACGTGATATTGAAGCGGGTATGTATTGTATTGATCATTATGATGATGAAGGACTACCCAAAGCTACGCCTGTAGAACCTACTCCTATTAAATCCAAGATGGATATGATCCTTGGTATCACACCTAACTATGATGAGGAACCACAATACACTATTCTTGAACAGCATTGTTATCTGGAGATTGAAGAAGAAGTAGATGATGATGATAATGCAATGACGGTAGCTCTACCTTATATTGTTTCAGTTGATGAGCATAGCCGTAAGGTTCTTTGTATTCGTAGAAACTGGAAAGAAGATGATCCTCGTAAAGAGAAGCTTCTTTGGTTTACGCATTATCGTTTTGTTCCTGGGTTTGGTTTCTATGGTCTAGGGTTTATTCATTTCCTTGGTAATCTAACAGCTACAGCTACTTCCGCTGTACGTAACCTAGTAGATGCAGGACAATTTGCTACTCTTCCAGGTGGATTTAAAGCTAGAGGTGTACGTATTGTAGGAAGTAACGATGCTATAGCTCCAGGTGAGTTTAAAGAAGTAGAAGCTACAGGTATTGATCTAACCAAATCTATTATTCCTTTACCTTATAAAGAGCCTTCTCAAACTCTGATGTCCATGTTGCAGTTTGTAACGGCAGCGGGACAGAAGTTTGCTGATGCTACGGAACAGGTTATATCCGATTCAACTAACTATGGTCCTGTAGGAACAACTCTGGCTTTACTAGAGGCTTCAACTAAATTCTTTAGTGCTATTCATAAACGGCTACATTATAGCCAACGTCAAGAATTACGCATACTAGCACGAATCAATCATGAGTTTCTTCCTGATGAATATCCTTATGATATTGCTAATGTAGAAGGTCAAATCTTTAAAAGTGATTTTGATGGTCGAATTGATATCATTCCTGTATCTGATCCTAATGTTCCTTCTTCCTCTCATAGGTTAGCCATAGCTCAAACCGTTATGCAGATGGCGCAGCAAGCTCCACAGGGAATGTATAATCTTAGAGAGATTAACAGAGTCATGTTGGATGCAGCGGGAATTGAAAATCCAGATCAATTCCTTATACCTGAACAGAAGGCTGAACCTCGTGATCCTATCTCTGATATTAATGCAGCGTCACAGGGAATGCCTATTAAAGCTTTCCCCGGTCAAGATCATCAAGCTCATATAACAGTCAAACAGGCTTTTATTGCTGATCCTACTCTAGGACAAAATCCTATCATGCAAGCTCTAGTTCCTATATTACAAGCTAATATCAGAGAACATATGATTATGCAGTATGAAGAACAGATGACAGGAATGTTAACTCAAGGAATAGAACAGGCTGGTGTTGGAAGTCCTGAAGCTATTAGTCAGATTACTCAAGGAGCCGCTCAAGAAATTCTTCAGAACAATCAGCGTATGGCTGAACAGGGTAGTGTAGAAGATCTTGAAAAGATGACCTTAGAGTTACAACGTCAACAACTAGAGTTAGAAAGAGAAAAAGTTAAGATAGATGCAGCACAGAAAGCAGCCGATATTGCTATACAGGAAGAGAAACTTGATCTAGAAAAAGATAAGATTGAAATTAATGCAGCAGAGAAACTAGCTAAGATTAAAGGTGTAGCTAGAGATAGAGAAATTGTATCTGAAAGTAAAAGTGCTGATAGGGATGATAAGTTCCTTATTGAGATGATGAAACTTCTTGTTAAGGAAACCGGAACGACAGTAGAAAAGATGAAAGAAGAAGTAGTCTTACGTCCTGAAAATTTTCAAGAAGGTGGAGATACAATCTTTGGAATGATTGGTAGTGCTGCTAATCAATTAGGTATGTCTCTTTCTGATATTATTAGTAGTATATTTGGAGGTTCACCTCCTTCTGAATCTGATGAAAATGAAATAGCTGATGAATTAAATATAGGATATGAGGACTTAGATGTTTTAGAAGATACTAGTGACTTTACTTCTGCTACCCCTGTACAGGAAAAAGAGGTTGACTTTACTAAAGATTTACTTAAATCATCTCCAAATTATATTGCAGGGTTACCTTCACATGATAAAGGTGCTATAGAAGTTGAAGAGTTACCTGAAGATTTTATTTCTGCTATGCATATACCAGTTGAAACACAACAATTACCTTCAACTTTAGAACGGATACAAAATTTTAATATATTAGAAGAAGGACAATATTCTAAAAAGAAACCTTCTGTTAGCAGTACTGAAGAAGGAAGTACAGAAGAACCTGATACTAAAAGTACTCCGTTAACAAGATATGCAGCAAAAAGGATACATGATCCACAGTCTTTAGAAGAATGGAAAGAACAAGAAGATAAGTTTGGAGTACAACCTAAAGTGGATGATACCGTAACAACTATTCAAGACAATATAATAGAGACAAAACCTCAAGTTTCTATGGAAAGGGATGCTCCTAAAATAGTACGAGATATGAATATGGATACAATAATAGATGGTGTAGCTCTATTAGAAACTGGTGGAGAACCAAATCCATTAAAAGCTATTTCATCAGCAGGTGCATTAGGTAAATATCAAATTTTACCAAGCACCGCTAGACAACCAGGATTAGGTGTTACACCTTTAAAAACACTTTCTGGTAAATATACTAGAAAAGCTATTTTAGAAACTCCTGAAAAAGAACAACGTAGATTTGCTAAAGAGTATTTATTAGCTTTAATAAAAAAATATAATGGACATTTAGGAAAAGCATTAGCCGCTTATAATGCTGGTCCTGGTAGGGTTGATAAAGTTTTAAAAGATAAAACATTAGCTTTACCAAGACAAACGGCTAATTATTTAAGAAAGGCATTAGGAAATAATTTAATTACTAAAGATGAAATTTTTAAATTATTTCCTACACCCCCTAGAAAACCAAAACCATGATATCCAGATCAAACATATCAAAAGAACTAATGCCAAACTTAGGAAACACAAGAAGGAGAAATAAGATGGCAACAAGAGGCACAATAGAAAAACAGAACAAAGATAGAGCTACAGAAGGTAAAAAGAAGAAGAAAAAAGCAAAGCCAAGAGTTGATAACTTTAGCGGGATGACTGTTGCTGAAGTTGAAAAAGCTGCAAGAGAAAGTTTTAAAGAGCATCAGAGAGGTTCAAAAATAAAAGCAAGTGGTAAGATTAAGACAGATCCTCTTGGACGTTTTTTAGATGATTTAGGACGTAGACTTCCATTTCAGGATTTAAAACAATCAAAAGATATATATCCTGGTTCTGAACTTTGGGGAAGAAGTACTCCTGAAAAAGTTAAAATTCTTAAAGCTCGTCAAAAAAAGAAAGCTACTAAGAAAGCAAAGGGTGGAATGAACCGTGTTGGACTTTCTCCCGCTGAAGAAAAGAAATCAGGTACGCCTTCAGAAGCTGCCCGTAGACGTAATATGAAGAAGGGTGGAAAAGCTACTAAATTAGCTGCTGGTGGTCAAGGTTATTCCGCTCGTGAAGATGAATCCCTTGGGATGCGTACTGGTCCTGAACGTAGTAAGTCTCAATCAATGGCTGCAAGGCGTGATGAGTCTTATGGTGATTGGGGTAAACGCCGCCGTGGACGTGTTAACGTCAAAAAAGGTGGAAGTATTGGAGCCGCTCTTCGTGGTGGCGGGGCAGTAACGAGGTAAAAAACAATGGCTAAACAAGATAATATTAAAGCTGGCAAAACCAAACAATGGAATGGTATTGGTATGAGTCGCAAACATGATGCCTTTACTACAGGAACTAAGAAGTTTGTAGCAAAGAGTAGTAAGAAAAAGGGCTAAATGAAAGTTCTTCCTGACAGTAAATTTATTGACACATATTATTTTACCAATCAAATTGAAAAGGAACTAGAAGAAGTAAAATTAAATCTTGCATCAGGTACTTGCATCTCTTATGATGAGTACAAATATATGGTAGGTATCATTGAAGGAATGGAAAAGGCTAAAACCATTCTTCAAGATATTTCCAATCAATTTGATAATTCAGAAGAGGAGTAATTTCTGAAATGCAACATGCAAGACTTAGTGGTGCTATAAAGAACGACGAATGGATTAGTGAAGAAACTGTAACTGATCCAGATCCATTACCAACACTTCCTGGGTATCATGTTTTAATACGGCCAGTAGCTATTAAAACAGAAACCAAAGGTGGTATTATTTTACCAGATCATTTTAAAGATGATGTTAAGTATTTAACTACCGTAGGAAGAGTATTAGCAGTAGGAGAAACAGCTTATAAAGACCCCAATAAATTTCCTAATGGTCAATGGTGTAAAGAAAATGATTATGTTGCATATGGAAGACATGTAGGACATAA